GGCAGGAACGCGCGCTCGCGCAATTCGACATGACGTCAAGCGTAGGACCCGGCGCGGACGTTCCAGGCGCCTCCAGGACGAACGCGCGGCGGTTGTCGCAGGGTTCCGACCGGGTCCGCCGGTCGTCGTTCCTAGGACCCGGGCGGGTCAGTTGACCGAAGAGACCAGGACGCGACCAGGATAGACCGATGTCACACAGGGATCGCAATGGCGCGCGGACGTAAACCGACGCCGACCGTTCTCCGGGTTCTCCGCGGGAATCCGGGTCGACGTCCGCTCAACCGGGAGGAACCGCGCCCGGACGCGCTCGAGGACGACTGTCCGACAGAACTCGAGGGCGCCGCGCGCGCGGAATGGATGCGCGCGATCGTCCCGGCGATTCGGATCGGCCAAGTGACCGCGGCGGACCGAACGCTCGCGATCGCGCATTGCGAACTCTGGGCGACATGGCGGTCGCAACTGGCGGAGGCGGCGAAGGGTCCGCATGTCATCGCCGCCGGTCGTCATCAATACCGGATTCCGAACCCGATTCGCGTTATGGCGAATCGGACGCTCCTCCTCCTGTCGCAAGTCGACGAAAAATTAGGATTCAGTCCGACGTCACGCGCGAAGGTCCAAACGAAGGGACCCGGGAGCGTCCAGTCCGCAGTCGACAAGCGACGCGCGCGGTTTTTCCAGACGTCCCGCGGATGAAACACCCGATCCCGTGGTGGGGACGCGGACCCGCGCCGTCTGACCGTTGGCCGGGAGTAACGATTCCCTTCAACGCCTCCTGGTCGACGCTCCGGCGACGGTGGGAAACGCACGGCGGGCGGTACTACTTCGACCCGATCAAGGCGGACCGCGCGGAGTCGTTTTTCCCGTTGTTCCTGGAACATCACATCGGATCGTTTGCCGGACAACCGTTCGTCCTCCGTCCGGATCAAGCGTTGTTGATCGTGCGACCCGCGTTCGGCTGGCGGCGGACGGCGGACGGTCTCCGACGCATCCGGAAAATCTTCGCGTTCTGTCCGAAGGGGTACGGAAAATCGCCGCTCGGCGCGGGACTGGGGATCTACCTCGCGCGGTACGACGGGGAACCGGCGGCGGAAGTGTACGCAGTCGCCGCGGATCGCAATCAAGCGCGGACCGTTCACGATAACGCGAAGGTCATGATCGAGAACTCGCCCGCTCTCCTCGAGGGATGCGAGATCGTCAAAAACGCGATCACGTGGCCCGGACTGTACTCGCGCTATACGGTCCTGTCGTCCGACGCGTCGACCGCGCATGGACTGCGACCGCATGGCGTGATCTTCGACGAACTCCACGCCCAGAAAAACCGGGACCTCTTCGAAGCGTTGCGAAAGTCCATGAGCAAACGCGATCAACCGCTCCTCGTCATCATTACCCATGCAGGCGACGACGACGAGGGGATCTGTTACGAGGAATACGACCTCGCGAAACGCGTCCTGTCCGGGAACGCGGCGGACCTCGAGACGACGCTCCCGGTTATTTTCGAAGCGGCGAAGGGCGAACATTGGGACGACCCGGCGATCTGGAAACGCGTCAATCCGGGACATGGGATCACGATTCGACACGACGACATCGCGGAGGAGGCGCGCGAGGCGTCCGCGGAACCGCGCAAGCGCAACGATTTCGAGCGGTATCACTTGAACCGCTGGACGAATCAAGCGACCGCCTGGATCCTCCTCGAGTGGTGGGACGCGTGCGAGGGACCGCTCGAGGACGCGACGCTCGAGACGCTCGAGTGTTGCGCGGGACTCGACCTCGCCCAGAAATGGGACCTCGCCGCGTTCGTCGTCGTCTTTCGCCGGTATCTCTCCGACGCGACCGCGATCGACGTCGCGATCAAGGACGACGAGACGGGCGTCGCGACGACGGTCCGCGTCGCGCTCAATTACGAACTATTTCTCCGTCCGTACTTCTGGATTCCGGAGGATACGCTCCGCCTCCATGAGCGACAGGACGGTGTACCGTACGGCGTTTGGAGGGACGCGGGACTCGTTACCGCGACGGAGGGAACGGTTATCGACTACGCGCGGATCTATGAAGACATCACGACGCGGATTGTTCCGAAGTATCCGAAACTGAAAGAGGGAACGATCGGATACGACCCGGCGTTCGCGACCGACCTCGCGACGAAACTCCGCGACCTCGCCGGTCTCCAGGTCGTCGAGGTCCTCCAGAATTACAAGATGATTTCGGAACCCGCGCAGATCGTCGAAGCGTTGATCAAGGGTCATCGGATTACGCACGATGGACACCGCGTCCTCCGCTGGAACTGGGAAAACATCGGCGTCAAAACGGACGACGCGGGACGGATCCGTCCAGTGAAACCGCGGAATCCCGCGAAACGGATCGACGGCGCGGTCGCGGTTCTCCTGGGACAACGCGCCCTCGCGATCCCGCGTCCGCGCGTGCCGGATTATGAAATGTACTTTTTCAATCCTCGAGGCGTATCCTCGAGGAGTTCCGACGCGTCGTCCGATGTCTGACAAACCTGGACGCCCGCCGTTCTATCCGACCGCCGCGACCGAACGTCTCGTCGTTCGGGTCACGCCCGCGCAACGCCTCACGTTGCGGCGCGTCGCCGCCGCGCAAGGGACGGGCGTCTCCGGCATCATCCGCGAATTGATCGACGAACGCGTCGAGGACCGCCGCCCGTTTCCGGTCATCGGGATCCGTGACGAGTGATCCGTTTGGATCCGCGACGAGGAATTCGTTCCACGTGAAACCCTCGACAGTCGTCGATCGTTCCCGATAGTCCGCGATTCGTCCAATACGTACGCACGATATTCCGACCCCGTCCGCATACTCGCGGAACATCGGATGGTCCTCAAGCGCGCGTACAGTCTCCTCCGCGTCAAGTCGGCGAACGCCGAACAACGGACGATTACGGGAACGGCGTCGACGCCCGAACCGGATCGTATGGGGGACATCGTCGAACCGCTCGGTATCTCGTACACGAATCCCGTCCCGCTGCTCCTGTACCACAACACAACGAAACCCGTTGGACAGGTCCGGTTTTTCCCGCCGACGAAAGACGGACTCGCGTTCGAGGCGACGCTCCCGACGATCGACGAGGCGGGGACGTTGCGCGATCGGGTCGAAGAGGCGTGGCAGTCCATCGTGAACGGACTCCTCGCGGGCGTCTCGATCGGATTCCGCGCGATCGAGGAAGCATGGATAACGGAAACGCAGTCGTTCCGCTTTATCAAAAGTGAGGTCCTCGAGCTATCGCTCGTCAGCATTCCCGCGAATGCAAGCGCGACGATCGACACGATCAAGTCGCTGGATCTCGAGCGGGTCGTCCTTCACACGTCAACGCCGCCCCTGACCGCGGGCCATTTCCCAGTCGTCCGCGCCATGCGAGGCGCGTCCATCATGCAGCAAACGAAAACCATTCCCGAACAGATCGCCGCGTTCGAAGCGACGCGCGCGTCGAAATCCGCGCGACAGACAGAGATCATGAACGCCGCCGCGGAGGGCGGAACGACCCTCGACGGACCGCAGGCGGAGGAGTACGACAACGTCGCGGCGGACGTCCGATCGATCGACGCGCATCTCGTCCGCCTCCGCGCGCTCGAATCGTCGAACCTCGCGCGCGCGACCGCTGTCACCGGGACCGCGGACCGCGCGATCGCCGAACGCGGCGCGTCGCCGATCGTCACGGTCACGCGGCAACTGAAACCCGCGACCGCATTTATTCGCTACTGTCAAGCGCTCGCCGCCTGTCAGGGAAACAAAATGCAGGCGGTCGAATGGTCGAAGCAATGGCGCGACTCGACGCCGGAGGTCGAACTCGCCCTCAAAGCGGCGGTCGCTCCCGGCACGACGACGGACGCGACCTGGGCGGGACCATTGGCGCCGCTCAAACCCTTGGTCGACGAGTTCCTCCCGCTCCTCCGCGCGGCGACGATTCTCGATCGCGTTCCCGGCATGCGTCCCGTTCCGTTCAACATTTCCGTTCCGGCGCAAACCGGCGGCGGAACGTACGGATGGGTCGGACAGGGCGCCCCGAAGCCAGTCGGAAAACTCACGTTCGGAACTCTGACCCTCGCGATCGCGAAGTGTTCGGGGATCATCGTGATCACGGAGGAACTCGCGCGGATCTCGACGCCCTCCGCGGAGGAAATCATCCGGCAGGACATGATCCGCGGGATCGCGACGTTCCTCGATATCCAGTTCACCGATCCGACCGTCGCGGCGGTCGCGAACGTCTCGCCCGGGAGCGTGACGAACACGGTCGCGAAGATCCCGTCGGTCGGTCCGACGCCCGCGAATGCGCGAACGGATATCCAGGCCCTCGCCGCCGCTATGACCGCGCTCAATATCTCGACCGGCGGCGCCGTCCTCCTCATGTCGGAGACGAACGCGCTCGCGCTCGCGTCCGCGTTGAACCCGCTCGGACAACAGTTGTTCCCGGGACTGGGCGCCTCCGGCGGGCGCGCGATGGGATACGACGTCCTGACGTCGCAGTCGCTTGGACAGAACGTCGTCCTCGTCAAAGGCGACGGAATCCTCATGGCGGACGAGGGCGGCGTCGAAATCGACGTCTCGCGCGAGGCGTCCGTCCAAATGGATAACGCGCCCATGAATCCGGCGGACGCAACGGTCGTCATGACGTCGTTGTGGCAAAACAACCTCGTCGGACTCCGCGCGGATCGGATCATCACCTGGAAAGTCGCCCGACAAGGGACGGTCCAGTACACGCAACAAACGTACGTCGCGGCGTAACGCGTCGCGTCCTGGTCGTCCGGCAGTCACGCGCCGGACGACCGTGTCCTCGTCGAAGGAACATCCCTCATGGATCCAGTCAAAGTCCGGACCGTCGCGGTACACACGTACGACGGCGTCGAACGCGAGGTCGGCGCGTGTTATGAGGTCGAGGATCCCGGGATCCTCGAGACCGTCCTCCTCGCGAAATGGGTCGTTCGCGAGGACGATCCCGCCGCGGCGCCGTCAACGTCGACGCCCGCGACGCCCGCGCATCCGCCGCCGCTCAATCACGAACACGCGAAACGGTCGCATCATCGCGAGAAATGAACATTCTCGGATTCGACATCCGGCGACGCGCGTCGGAGAAATACCAGGACAACGCGCCGCCGAACTTGATCCCGGTCGGGCGGACCGGCGGGACCGGCGGATCGCTCGGCTGGTCCGGGTTTTGGTGGCCCGTCATCCGCGAATCGTTTACGGGCGCGTGGCAACAAAACGTCGTCCTCCGTCCCGACACGGTTCTGTCGTACTTCGCGGTCTTCGCGTGCGTGTCGTTGATCGCGGGCGACATCGCGAAATTGACGCTCCGTCTCGTCGTCCAGGACAAGGACGGGATCTGGGAGGAGACGTCGTCGCCGTCGTTCTCGCCCGTCCTCCGGAAACCGAATCGCTACCAGACGGTCGCGAAGTTTGTCGAACAATGGATTTCCTCAAAGTTGGTCTGGGGAAATACGTTCGTGTTGAAGGAACGCGACAACCGCGGCGTCGTCGTCGGGTTGTACATCCTCCATCCACAACGCGTCCGCGTCCTGGTCGCGCCGGACGGGTCCGTCTATTACGAACTCGATCGCGACCCGCTCTCGCAATTGTTGAACGTCGATCGCGTCATCGTGCCCGCGTCGGAAATCATTCACGACACGATGATCTGTCTCTTCCATCCCTTGATCGGCGTGTCGCCGATTTACGCCTGTGGACTCGCCGCGGTCCAGGGTCTCAAGATGCAAGGGAACTCAACACAGTTTTTCGCGAACGGCGCGCAACCGGGCGGCGTGTTGACCGCGCCGGGAGCGATCTCGAAAACACAGGCGCAACGGTTGGCGGACGATTTTAAAACGAACTTTTCGGGAGAAAACGCGGGTTCCGTCGCGGTCATGAGCGACGGTCTCAAGTATCAACAACTGACCATGAACGCGGTCGACGCGGAGTTGATCGACCAGTTGAAATGGACCGCGGACGCGGTCTGTTCCTGCTATCACGTCCCGCCCTACATGATCGGCGCGGGTCCGCCGCCGCCGTACGCGAACGCGGAACCGCTCCTCCAAGCGTATTACGCGCAATGTCTCCAGTCGTTGATTACGAACCTCGAGCGGTCGCTCGACGAAGGTCTGGGAATCGACGAGACGATCAACGGACAACAGTACGGGACGGAGTTCGATATCGACGACCTGATCTGGATGGATACGAAGACGCGATCGGACGCCGCGGCGAAGTCCGCCGGAACGCTGTCGCCGAACGAGGCGCGTCGGAAGTATTACGGGATGGGTCCCTCGACCGGCGGCGACTCGCCAATGGTCCAACAACAGTATTTCTCCCTCGACGCGCTCGCGAAACGCGACGCGGCGGATCCGTTCGCGAAACCCGCGCCGCCCGTCACGCCGGCGCCCGCCGCCGCGTCGACAGTTACGCCGCCGCCGACGCGCGCCGCGACTCCCGACCTCGACATCGCGGAGTTGCGGCGTCGCGTCGACCGGCGCGTACGGGAACGGTATGTCGCTTGACCTCGACGCCCTCGCGGACCTCCTGGTCTCGACGGTCGACCGCGCGATCGCGCCCTACCGCGCGCGCCTCGAGGCGGCGGAGATCCGCGCGACGACCGCGGAGACCGCCCGCGCCGCGGTCGAGGTCGCGCTCGAGGCGTATCGGACGCGCCTCGAGGCGTCGCTCGAGCGGCTGGCGGGTCTCGAGGCGCGCGTCGACGGATTGACGCCCGTCGTCGAGACGGTCGCGACCGTCCGCGAACGCGTCGCCGCGCTCGAGACGCGTCCGCCCGTTCCAGGCCCGCCGGGACCCGCGGGACGCGACGGACAGGACGGACGGGACGGCGCGGGATTCGACGACCTCGCGGTCGACCTCGAGGACCGGACGTTTACGGTCCGGGTCGGGAGCGGCGATCGCGTGAAAGCGTTCCCGTTCGAACTGCCGTTCCTGAAATGGGTCGGCGTCTATCGCGAGGGGACCGCGTATCAGGTCGGCGACGTCGTCACGTGGTACGGCGCCCTCTGGCATTGTCGCGCGGCGACGCTCGAGTCGCCGACCGAACGGTCGACGGTCTGGGCGTTGATCGTCAAGCGCGGGCGCGACGGGCGCGACGGACGCGACGGACCGGCGGGTCCTCCAGGTCCGCGCGGGCGCGACTGGGAACAGACGATCGACGCGCTGAGGGCGTCGTAAATGGCGACGCTCGTCACGGTCCAACAAGCGGCGGATCATTTGCTGCTACCGATCGCGGATGTCACCGACACAACCGATCCGCGCGTCCGGGATCTGTCGCTCAAGTTGGACATGGCGGAGGCGATCATTTTCAACTATTGCGAGTACACGCCCGGAGTCGCGGTCGATCCGCCGCTCCCGCCCGATCCCAACCTCCAGGCGGCGATCCTCCTCGAACTGGGCGAACTCTGGGGATTCCGCGGCGACGACAAGCGACACGAAGGACCCGATTATCACCAGGGCGAGGTCGCGCTCGAGGGACAACTTAGTCCGACGATTACGAATCTCCTCCGGCGGTATCGGAATCCCTCCCTCGCGGCGCCCGCGCCGCCGCCGACGACGACGGGAACGACGGGACCGTAAGACATGGGAACGACGACACTCCCGACCGGGCGTCGCGCGTATCACGTCGTACGCGTGACGAATCCGCCGCCGCCGTCCGCGACCGGCGGCGACGTCGATCTCACGGCGCCGTGGATCGCCTCGCCGATTCCGTGGTACGTCGGGATCGAACCCGTCGTCGCGGCGGACCAGGAGATCGCGAAGAGTGAGGGAACGATCCTCACACAAGCGAGTCTCATCGTTAGTGGCGCATACCGCGCGGACGTCACGACCGCGTCGCGCCTCGTCGACCCGCGCGGCGCCGTGTTCCATGTCGTCTCCGTCGAGAGTCCCGGACGGCGAAACTTTGAACTCGTCTGTCGCTGTAGCGAGGTCGTCTCATGAGCGCGACGTTTACGTGGGACGGACTCCAGGAGTTACGGGACGCGCTCCGCAATCTTCCGTCTGAGTTGACCGGCGAAGGGCGAACGATTATCGAGGGTCACGGCGCCCGCGCCGTCGCGTCGATCATTGCCGGGTATCCCGAAAAGAGCGGGAAACTGAAACGCGGCGTCGCGGTCTCGACGATTGAAGGGAGCGGACAGTTTTTCGCGGGCGTCATCGTTCGCAACAAAGTGAAGTACGCGGGCTGGTATGAGTTCGGGACCGCCTCGAGACATACCGCGGCGGGCTGGCCGCGCGGCGCCGTCCCGAAGTCCTCGCCGGGACGCGTCTTCGTTCCCGCGATGGAACGCGAACGTCGCGCCATGTGGCCCGACCTCCGGGGACTCCTCGAGCGGAACGGACTGGTCGCGTCCGGGGACGGCGGATAAATGCCGGATACCTCGCAGATCACGAACGGACTAATCGCGACCCTCGCCGCGGACGCGACGCTCCTCGCCCTCATGCCGAACGGCGTCTATTACGACCTCGCGCCGCAGGGCGCGACGCGGTACGTCATCGTCTCGTTATTCGAGGCGATCGACGTCGCGGAGTTCGGGCGGCGCGCGATCGAAAGCGCGTTGTATCTGGTGAAGGCGGTCGCGCTCTCGAGCGCGTTACCGGCTATGGACGACATCCGCGCCGCCGCCGCGCGAATCGACGATCTCCTCGAGGACGTCCCGTTCGAGGCGGACGGGTACGAATGGATTACGACGTATCGGACGGAACCGAAACGGATCACGGAACCCGACGGCGAGAATCGATCGACCCGCTGGTTTCACCGCGGCGGAATGTATCGAGTCCAGTTCGCGGTTATTCCGGCGTCCGTTCGTCTCGCGCGACACACACACACAGGGACACGAACCCATAGGGAACTCACACAGGGGTAATCGGAGGGTTACATCATGTCAATCAAAACCGGGCGGTACGGGGACGTCATGTTCGATCCGACTGGAGTTATGCCGGGGACGCCGGTCTCGATCATCTCCCTGAACAAGTGGAAAGCGGATTTCAAAACCGCCATGCAGGAAGTCACGTGTTTTGGAGACGGGAACAAGGTCTATGTTCCGGGTCTCAAGGACGTGAAGGGGACGATCTCCGGGTTCTGGAACTCGGATCCCGCCGCGAGTCCGATTCTCTTCAACGCCGCCGATTCCGAAACACCGGGGATCCTGAAACTCGTCCCGAACAAAAACGAGTCGGCGTTCTACTGGGAAGGGCTGTCGTACATGGACGCCTCGATCGATTGCAGCGTCGACGGCGCTCCCGCGATCTCCGGCGATTTCTCCGCCGCGGGACCCTGGACGTTCAACGTCGGACCCTAGTCGCGGACGGCGCGCGTGATCCGGAACCTCGTCCTCCGCGGACGGGGCGCGACCCTAATGTGGCATCACCGCGTTGCGGTCGTCCTCCGTACCTGGGCGGTCAACCGCGAAAGCCAACACACAGGCGGCGACGGATCCTGGCGCCTCTCCGCGATGGTTGAGCGGACCGATCATTTCGTTGTTTTACAGCGTCCCTTGCGATTCGCCGCGGCGCGTCCGGGCGGGTTCTGGTACTGGCCCGTCCTCGAGATCCAACTCCGCGGCGACGGAACCTTACATGCGCGGTTAGGACCGCCGGAGTAACTATGCATTCCCGATTCGTTCGTCCGGAAGTTGTGACCATCCCGATTTCTCACGGCGACACGATTACGATCCGCAAACGCCTGACGAACGGCGAACGGCGCGCGATGTTTTCGCGGATGTACCACGCGGGCGTCGCGCCGCTCCGCGTCGATACGCTCCAGACGGGACTCGCCCTCGTCACCGCGTACCTCCTGGACTGGTCGTTCCTCGACGACGGCGGACAGAAGGTCGCGATCGCGGGTCTCTCGGTCGACGACCTCGCGGCGGTTGTCGACAATCTGGGACCCGACGATTTTACGGAAATCAAGGAAGCGATCGAGGGACATATCGCCGCGGAGGAAATCGAGGCGGAAAAAAAAAGGACGACGGATGGCGAGACCGCGTCGTCTCCGACCTCGCAATCTGCCGCGTAATGCACTGGTCGTACGACCAGTTACTCGAGTTACCGGCGGACGTGTACGACGTGCTCGTCGAGGAACTCGCGAAAATGCCGGAGGAGTAAGGTATGCCGGTTAGCGGGAAACTCGTCGCCGATTTTACGAGTTTCTATACCGCCGTTCAGAAAGCGGACGTGTCCCTCGACGGTCTCGAGCGGTCGTCGGAGAATGTCGAAAAGTCCCTCAACCGATTAGCGGAGAGTTACTCCGGCGGACGCGTCATCCAACAAGCGACCCTCGCCGCGGAAGCGGTCCAACGACTGGGCGGCGTAACGACCCTCACCGCGGCGCAACAAGACCGACTCAACGCGACGGTCGAGAAAGGAATCGCCGCATATACCGCGCTCGGTAAGGTCGCGCCGGACTCCCTCCTCTCAACACAGGCGGCATTGAAGGCGGTCCAAACGGAGACAAGCGGCGTCGCCGGGTATTTCGGCGAGATCGGATCCGGGATCGCGGAAATGGCGGCGAGTTTCGTCTCCGCTCAGGCGGTCGTCGAACTCTTCGCGAAATCGTTCGCGTTCGCGAAGGAGGCGATCGCGGACGCCGCCGCCCTCGAGGACCTGTCGCGCGCGACTGGCATCTCGACGGACGGACTCCAGCGTCTCGCCTACGTCGGACAGGAGTTCGGCGTTGGGACCGATCAAATGGCGCGCGGCGTCGAGACCCTCTCTCAGAAACTCGCGAGCGGCGACAAAAGCGCGGTCGCGGCGGTCCAGGCCCTCGGACTCAACGTCAACAAATTGATCGAGGCGGGACCGCAGGAGGCGTTTCTCGAGGTCGCGGACGCCGCGGGGAAAGTCTCTGATCCCATGTTGAAGGGCGCGAACGCCGCGGATCTCTTCGGCGCGCGCCTCGCGAAACAACTGATCCCGCTCCTCGGCGATCTCCGTACGAAGATGGGACAGGTCCCGCAGGACGCGATCATTTCGAAAGAGACGATCGAATCCGCGCATGAGTTCGAGGTTGGACTCGATCATCTCATTACGCGCATGAAAGCGTTCACCGCAGAAACGGTCGTCAGTATCGGGAAATCCCTCGAATGGAAAAACAAATGGTCGACGGCGATTACGGGTCTCGAGGTCGCGCTCCATACGGGAACGACGTTCGGACTCGCCTTACAAACGGTTAACGAGGCGGTCGACGCGAATACACACGCGCTCGATAGCAACCTCCCGGCGGAAAAGGGCGCGACGGACCGCGCGGTCGAACTCGCGAACACGTTGAAAGCGCTCCGCGCGGAGGCGTTGACGCCGCTCACGGCGGAACAACGATCGGCGGCGGTCGAACTCGACAAGTACGGCAAGAGCGCGAAAGAAATCTCCGTCCTCCTGGGCGGCGTCGGAGAAAGCGCGGTCAAAAATTACCTCGAGGCGCATAAGGCGGCGGCGGCGGCGGTCGACAAACATCGCGAGGCGATCGCGAAACTCCAGGATCAACTCTCCGGCGCGGACCTCTCCGAAAAAGTTGTGAACCTCGTCGACGCGTGGACGGAGGTCGCCGCCGCGGGACAGGCGACCGGCGAGGCGTTCCATAATCTCGGCGCGGAGGCGGTCAAACTCGAGAAAGACGGCGCGGTTCTCTCCGGGATTCTGAAACAAGCGGCGGACTCATTCCAGGCGGAGGAGTTCCGCGACGCGATCGCGAAACTCGAACCGAAGTGGCTCGAGGATACGCGGAAACTGACCGCGAAAATGACGAAGGAGTTCCAGACCAGTCAGTTAGCGATCGCGGAAGGGTACGCAAAAATGCTCGTTACCGCGATCGAAGTCGGGAACGAGTTCGAGGAGAAAAACGCGGAACTCGCGAAAAGTAGTACCCAGATCGCGCTCGACGGAATCGAGAAACAACGACAGGCGCGGATCAACGCGCTCGGACCGGAGGTCGTCCAGGACGCCGCCGCGTATGCGCGCGCGACCGCGGAGATCAATAAGTTTTATAACCATCAACGCGACGTCGCGAACGAGACCGCGGACACGATTCAGGAACGGATGCGCGCGCTCGGCGTCTTTACCGTCGACGATCTCCAATATCAGGCGGACGAGGCGAAAAAACAGTATGACCAGATGCGCGAGTCTGGGGATTTCACCGCGCGCGAACTCCAGGCGTCCTGGGATCGGATGATCAACGCGGAACTCGCGGAGACGTCACAACTCGTTATCGATGTTACACAGGGATTCGCCGACATTGGGTCCGCCGCGCTCAACGCGTTTGCGACCGGCGGGAGCATCGGGAAAGCGCTCGAGGGCGGCGTTACGTCCCTCGGAAAAAACCTCGGAACGGATCTCCTAAAAGGTCCGCTCGAGTCCCTCGGACAGAAGGTCGGCGGCGGCGCCCTCGCGAAAGCGCTCGGCAGTATGGCGGGACCGTTGGGAGAGGCGGCGGCGTCGCTCGGACTCGCGGTCGGCAAAAAACTCTGGGATAAGTTTTTCGGATCCGCGGGACGCGACGCGGTTACATCGTTCGCCGCCACTATGGGCGGGTTCGACGCCCTCCAGAAGCAACTCGACAAGCTCGGACCGGCGGGTCAACAACTCTGGATCGGTCTGACGCAAGGCGTCGGGAAAAACGACGCCGCGGGCGCCGCCGCCGCGATCAAAAAAGTCCAGGACGCGCTCGCCGCGTTGTCCGCGGACGAGACGAAATACAACCTCGCCGACCCGTTGCAGAAATCGAACGACGCCGCGACCGCGCTCTATAACTCGTTCGGGGATCTGGTCTCCGCGGGACATGCGACGTCGGACGTCGTTACCGCCATGAGCGGCGACGTCAACGACTGGTTATCCGCCGCCCTCGACGCGGGCGTCCGGATCCCGCCCGGGATGCAACCTGTTCTCGACCAGTTGATCCAAATGGGGAAACTGACCGACGACAACGCGCGGAAACTCCTCGGACTGGATACGAAACTCGACGGCGGAACCTTCGACGACATTACCGCGGCGGCGGGACGGTACGGTCTCCAACTCGACGCGCTCGGACCGAAGGTCAATCAACTCAATATCGAGAAACAAGCGACGCAACTCTCGAGCGACTGGAAACTCCTCACAAGCGACGGCGAGGACGTGAACGCGGTTATGACCGCGATGTCGGGAAAGGTCCAGGACGTCGTAACCGCGGCGTACAAGTTCGGCGACACGATCCCGAAGTCCATGCAACCGATGATCGATCAAATGATCGGCGCGGGGAAACTGACGGACGATCTCGGAAACAAACTCACCGACGATAGCGGGATCAATTGGGAGGAACCGTTAGGCGATCAAGTCCAGGATCTCGTTTCCGCAATCAACGATCTCGTCGGCGCGTTGACCGGGAGCGGGAGTAACAGTCTCTCGAGTTCCCTCGAGACGATCGGGAACAAGGTCGTCTCGCCAAAAGTAAAACCCGTCTATGACGGCTCCGGTCTCCCGGCGGACTACGGCGGGAGCGGCGGACCGTCGCTGTCGCCGGGTCAGAGTTCGTCCGTCTTGACCGCGCCGCCGGGAGGGAACGTCACGGTCAACGTCAACGCCTCCCTGACGGCGGACGGGCGCGAACTCGCGAAGGTCGTCGTTCCGAATATTCCCGCCGTCGTAACGAGTAAGGGTCTCAACCGCGGATAACGTATGAGCGCGGAGTATCAATTCGCAATCTCCGGCGCGAATCGCCGGATCACGGCGCGCGGCTGGCGTGTCGAGGCGGTCGCGAACGGTCGCTGGACATGCGAACTCGAGGTCCCGTCCCTGGATGGGTCGTACCGCGCCGCGATCGACGATGACGTGTGGCCCTCGGAATTGATCGGACTCGTCTCCGCGTCCGCGGCGAATCCCTCCGTCCTCACAACCGACGAACCGCATGGCGGCGTATCCGGGCAACTCGTCACGATCGGCGGGAACTCGCAGATCCCGACCGGACTCTATCGAATCACGGTCCTATCGGCGACGACGTTCTCGATCCCGTACAACAACGCGGTCGCGGGAACCGGCGGGTCCGTTATGCGGCGGATCTTCGGCGGAAGCGTGACGAAACCGACGATCGCGGGAGTCGGCGGGACGGGACGCCCGCCGTTCGTCAACAAGATCGAGGCGGGCGATTACTCCGCGCGGACGGAACGGCGGTACCTCAATACGACCCTCCCGGCGGGGACGCTCAAGTCCCAATTGACGACGCTCGCGAACGCGGTTCCGGGGATCGGACTCCATCCGTCGCAACTCGACGGTCCGCCCATGCCGCAAGTGACGCTGACGTACGTCCTCGTCCGCGACGTGCTCAATCAACTGGGCGTCGCCGCGGGGGACTGGGTCTGGGAAATCGACGAGTACGCGTTCCTCCGCATGTATCCGCCCGGGACCGATCGTTGTCCGGTCGACGTCGTCGACGGAAACGGCGTCGCGATCGGCGACATCCAGGTATACCCGACCCGCGACCAGTACGCGAATCGCGTCATTCTCCGATTCTCCGACGTCGCGCATTCCGCCTATGCGTTCCTCGGAACGACCGCCAATTTCGCGGACGGCGAACAGGTCGTCGTCGGCAGTACGACGTACACGTTCCGGGCGGCGCCCGCGGCGGCGAACGACGTCGCGATCGGTCCGACGAATACCGACAGTCTCAACAATTTGATCGTCGCGATCACAACCGGGAGCGGCGGCGGGTCCGCGAACAGTCAAGTTACGGCGTACCTCCTCGCGCCGGGTGGCCTGAAAGCAATCGCGTTGACCGCGGGCGCCGCGGGGAACTCGATCGGGATCTCGACGACCGCCGTCAACGCGCATTGGTTCGGCGAGGGTAACGTCCCGCTGTCGACGCTCGCGTTAGGCGCCGACGAGTCGTTGACGAACGTCGCGACCGCGGCGGACCCGTCCGCGGCGTCGGATCCGTGGGAAGCGCTCGTCGAGTCGCCGGACGTAACGAGTCTCGACGTCGCGAATCAACTCGCGTCGTCCTATCTCGCGGCGAAGTTTATCGAACCGCGGATCGTGACGTTCAAGACGCGCGCGCTCGGCGTACGACCAGGGCAAGTGTTAACGATCAACGTCGCGACGCGCGACGTTAATACGACGTTCCTCATTACACAGGTCAATACCTCCTGTGAGGACGGCGTCCACGTCTTCCGCGACGTGACGGCGGTCGAGTCGCTCTCCCTCCATGCGTCGGACCGTTGGCGCGAACTCTACAAGCAATGGTCGAAGACGAGTCCCGCCTCGAGCGGCGCCTCGACGATCATCGCGGGCGGCGGCGGCGGCGGCGGCGGCGGATCGGCGGACATCGGACCCGGGACAACCGGACGCCTCGCGAAATGGACGTCCGGGACGACGATCGGCGATTCGCTGATCACGGAAAGCGGGTCGACGATCGGGATCGCGGGCGACGTCATCGCGAACACGTACACCGGATCGGGCGCGGGACTGACCAACCTTCCGGCGGCGGCGTTGACCGGGACGATCGCGGACGCGCGCCTCTCGAGTAACGTCGTCCTGAAAAACGCGGCGTCCAATGCGTTCGCCGGGAATGTCACGGTCGGCGGGACGTTGGGCGTCGCGGGCGCGACGTCGCTCAGTTCGGTCACGACGACCGGCGGCGCGACGATCGGGACGACCCTCGCGGTTACAGGCGGCGCGACGGTCGGCGGGACGCTCGACGTGACGGGCGCCGCGACCCTCCACAACACGATCAACGTCACAGGCGCCGCGACGTTGGGCAGTACGCTCGCGGTCGCCGGGAATACGACGATCGGCGGGTCGTTGCACTTCACCGCGAACGGGAGTTTTCCGGGACAGGGTTCGTTCTACAAGGATCCCTCTTTTGGATTGACGGCGATCGCCGCGACCGGATCGACATACGATTTCGCGCTCATAAACCCGTCCGGCGCGAATCTTATTCTCCGCGTTCCGACAGGAACATCCGACCTTGTAACGACGGGCGCGATCTATAGCGGCGGGTACGTAAGCGCGACGACGGGATGGCGCATCACGAACGCGGGCGCCGCGGATTTCCGGTCGATCGCCGCGACGGAGTTACACGTCAAAGTTTTTGCGACGGACGTCGAACGCGCCCTCGCGGGCGGCGAGTTGATTGCGAAGTCGGTCGCGGTCCTCGTCGCCGATGTCGTTATGCCGGGATACGGCGCCGCCGTGACGATCACGGTCGAGGACCTCGCGGGCGCCTCTGGAATGCAAGTCTTCGCCGCGGGCGACTGGGTTATGTTGCGGATTCTCAGTCGAACCGGCGGGACGCTGACCGTGGACGCCGCATACGGTCAAGTCTCCGCGCCCGCGATGGGACTCCCGGGCAATACCCAGTCCTGGACCTGGACGCGTGGCGCGAGCGCGACCGGCGGGACGACCGCTCCCGGCGCGACGGTTCCGGCGAAGGGACTCGCGATTGATTTCGGCGTGAGCGGGAGCGGGTATTACGAGGTTCAAGGCGCGGACGGCGCGTACGACGCAAACGGACCGTACGCCCAGATCGTCACGTGGGTAACGTCGCCCGTCGTCGCGAATCAAACCCTCCGCGTCCGATTCGGAAATCTCGTCGGCGTAACGAGTGTCAGTAACGAGTACGGACTCCTGGCCGGGACCTATGCGGCGTCGAACGGACGATTTTTCCGGGCGAGTAACACGACGTTTGAGTTACACGGAATCGATCTCCTCCTCTGGGACGGGACGACGAATACCGTCAAACTCGATCACACGGCGCCGTACCTCGCGATGGGGAGTCCGCGTCCCTCGAGTTACACGGACGGCATAACGGGACTCTGGTTCGGGAAAGACGCGGGCGCCTACAAGTTCCGGATCGGACAACCGGGCGGGAGCGGGATCGCGTGGGACGGGTCGACGCTCCAGGTCTCAGGCGCGATCACAGTGACCGGCGGGAACGCGGCGAAAACGGATCTCTCGAATGTGACCGGCGCGTACGCGGGATCGAGTTCGGGCGCGGGCGGTCCGGCGAAATGGGTCGCGCCGACCGTTCCCGTCTCCGCGATCAACGGGTCGGGACTCTATCTCGGCTCGAACATCATGGGGTTTTACGATACGTCGGTCGGCTGGCGCGCGTACATCCAGTCGAATGGCGCGTTCGGTCTCTTCAACGCGTCGGGCGTCGCGGGGCTCACGTGGGACGGGACGACCCTCACGATCAACGGCAACGGGACCTTTACCGGCACGATCAACGCGAGCGCGGGCACGTTCGGCAATTTCCAGATCAGCGGGGGGAACATCTCATCGACGTACGGATTGCTCACGCTGAATTATTCGGGGTTGATCACGGTCGGGAGCGGGAGCGATTCGGTGAACATGACGGCGTTCGGCGCGGGCGGCACGGGCAATATTCGATTTTGGGTAGGCAATGTCGGTGGGACGAGTCGGACCATGTACATCCTGACCGATGGAACCGTTGTCGCGAGCGTCGTCGCGACGAACAGTTACATTAATGCGGGCACGTACTTCGTCACGAACCACGGCGCGAGCGGAACCGGACTCACGTTCGTGAACGACATTAATACGTATTACACCTCAGACAGTACCGGGCGGTTAATGTGGAGCGCGGCCGGTCTCCGTATGTTTTGGGACGGCGGACAGTTATTCCCGGAGATTACCCTCGCGAAAGACTGCGGACATCCGTCGTTCCAATGGCGACAGGTCTACTGTCAGAGCGTTAATCAATCGTCGGACGGGCGCCTCAAGACGGCGATCGCGCCGACGATCTACGGGACCGCGTTCGTCCTCGGCTTGCGTCCGGTCGATTTCGAGTGGATCGCGGGCGGCGCGCGCGGACACGGATTGATCGCGCAGGACGTCGCCGCGCTCGCGCCGGAGTTCGCCGGAGTCCATTACGACGCGCGCGGCGTCGCCGACAGTCTCAATTACTCCGCGTTTCTCGGCCCGTTGATCCGGGCGTTTCAGGAACTCGAGGCGCGCGTCCGCGCGCTCGAGGATCGGAGGATCCAGTAATGGCGAACGATTCATTTACACAACAACGCCTCGCGGCGGATGCGACGTTCCAAGGACGCGTCCGCGCCGCGCTCGCGACGGTCGCGTGGCAAGTTCTCAACGAAGATCCGGCGACGCCGAACCATGCGAACCGCCTCACGTACGCGCGAAACGTGATCACGAACTTGACGTTCGGCGCGCAGACGGCGTCTCCCTGGCTGGTCGAACGTCCGAACTTGCGCGCGTTCGAGACGTCGTACGATTTCGAGTCCGGGACCGTCGTCACCGCGGCGGCGGACGCGGATATCGAATCGCAGATCGCGACCGACTGGGACGTCCTGGCGGGCGTCGCGGCGCCATGATTACGTGTACGGTCGGGCAACTCGTCGCCGCGGACGAGACGAAAGCGCTCGAACGCTTCGGGGCGCGCGGACTCCCGCCAAAGGTCGCCTATACCGCCGCGAAACTCCTCGCCCTCGTCCGGCGGGAACTCAAAGTCTATCGCGAGGTCCATAACAAACTCGTCAAGCAATACGGCGAGGAGATCCCGCCCGGGAGCGGGACGTTTCAAGTTCGCGCGGCGGAGTTCGCGACGTTCGCCGCCGCGTTGACCGACGTTCTCGACGCGCCGGTCGAAATCAACTGGACGCCGATCGCGCTCGAGGATCTCGGCGGCGATCCGCTCCGCGCCGACGACCTCGTCGCGCTCGACCCGTTCCTCGCGAACGGGACGCCCGGGACGCCCGCCCTCCCAAAACCATAATGTCCGGGACCTTCTGGACATGCGTCGCGCTCCTCGTCGCCGCGATCGGCGTCGCGGTTATTTGGTCCGCGCTCGTCGACGATCAACGCCGCCGCCGGATGACGCGGGAGATCGACCAGTACCGGACCGCGGCGGACGCGGACCCTACCGGCGACGCCGAACAACCTCGAGCGGTTGAGCGCGACTCAGAACCCACTCGTCGATCCAATCGCGGCGCGTGAGGATCTCGCCGCGTCCGCCGACCCGCGCGGCACGGAGGCGTCCCAGACGGATCTCGCGAAGGACGAACTTTTTGTTTTTCCGGATGTAGGCGGCGGCGTCGCGCGCCGTCATCCAGGGCGAGGACTCCGCGACAGGCGGCGCGGGCGGGACGGGCGTCTCGATCGGCATGGGACCTCCGTTCGAACACAGGGACATCGGGTTCCGCGGGACCGCGCGGCGCGGGCGGCGCCGTGGTGCGGACGATGTCCCCGCGTCGTTCTGGGGGGACCCTGGTCGTTCTGGCGGCGCCTCTGGGAAGCGGCGACGGACTCCGGGTTCGTCGCCGCGCGCCGCCCGGGGGACCGACTCCCGGACGTCTCGAGAATGCTCCCGACCGGGACCGATAGTCAACGACGATTCCCGACAGTCCTCGCGCGCGGATCGGGAAATGAGGAAAGAATAGAGAAAGAAACGACGAACGGGCCGACCCTCGAAAGTGAGAATCGGCCCGTTTTTATTGACTGACCCGGGTCAGGATTGAACTGACGCCCCTGTGATTAAAAGTCGGCTGGTTAGCTTGCCGTTTTGGGGACGTTGCGGGATTTATTGGGGTTTTTGACGAGTCTAAACGCCTGTCGAACCCCTTTGGACCCCCCCGATCCGGCCAATGGGGAAATATGGGGAAAGAAACTCGCCCCTCGAGTCGTCGATCTTTCTCTATTCTCCCGCCCGCCGCGCGGGGACTGCCGTTTCCGCGCGACCGCCGCCTCGAACGCGCGCATCGCTTCCTCATCGCCGCCGCTCGTCCCGGCGAGGTACGTCGACGTCTGGGCGACGTTGGAGTGACCTAGCCAGCGTTGGATGACGCCCAGAGGGACGCCCGCGTCCATCCAGCGGGACGCGCCCTCGCGCCGGAGATCGTGAAAGTGGAGACCGATCTTTCGATACGCCTCGCGCGTTGCGGGCGTCAACGTCGCGAGCCAGCGTTTCCGCCCGTTCACGACCCGGACGACGTGTTCCGGACGGAGGTCGTTCGCGCGGAGGACGAGACTCACCCATCCCTTTTTGTTCCAGGTCAGCGGACGCCCGATCTCGTCCCCGAAGACGAACGCGGTCTCCGGGAGCGGTTCGCCCGCCGGGTCGAGGCGGCGCCGCTCGAGGATCGCGCGCAACGTCGAGGAGATCGGGATCCGGCGATCCTTTTTCGCTTTCGTCTTTCCCGCCGGGAGGAAAATGTCGTCGCGAACTTGCGACCATTGGAGGGACAGGAGTTCGCCCTGTCGACAGGCGGTCTCGAGGGCGGCGTCGTTGACGTCCTTCTGGTACTGGGACGCGTGCGACTGGAGGCGGTCGTATTCGCCGGGATACAGGCGGCGACTCCGTTTCTCCTCGCGTTGGAGTTTCACCGCGACCGCGTTCGACACCTTGAACGGCGTCGACGGGACGAGACCGCGCGGAATCGCCCAGTTGTACGTCGCGCGAAGTAACGCGAGGTCGCGATTCCCCGCGACGACGGGGCGCGTCTTTTGGAACGCCTCGATCATCGCGAGTGTGACCTCCGCGCCGCGGTAATCGCCGAACGCGCGACCGTTGACGACCGTCCGACAAATGAGTTTCCGTCGCGACTCCAGGATCGCCGCTCCGTCGACCCGCTCGGCGTACGCGGTCAGCAAGTCCCGGAGGGTCGGCGCATCCTCCGGGAGTAGATCGCGCGGGTCTTTCCCGTCCTTCCATGCGACGTACGCGCGTTTCGCTTCGATCTTGGCGTCCGCGAAATCTTTCGGTTCCCGCCCGACGACATCGCCGATCGGTTTCCGCAAGTATCCGCGGTCCGGGTCTCGTCCCGTCCAGACGTAGAACCGATGTTTACATTCCTTCCATTTCACGCAATCACAGATTTTCCGGACGAATCCGGTCGTACTTTCGCGCGCCATGATTACGCCCGTCCTTTCGCCGCGCGACGGGTTTTCCAGTACGCGCGCATCCGAACGCCGACCGCGCGACGTTCGGCGGCGGACATCCGGCGGCGGCGACGTGGTGTTACTTGGGATGTATGACTTGAGATAACAGGTCGCGGCGTCCTGGTCGGACTCGAGGCGCCGTCCGCGCTCGCGCCGTTCGAGGCGGTCGCGAATCGATTCAGGTCGGCGAGAATATCGGGGAACTCCGCAACAATGAGTTTCGCTTGTGTGAGGGCGCCGACCCGGGCGAAGGTCCGGAGGGCGTCGGGCGTCAGAGGTTCGTACTTCGTTGACATGCGTTCCATCCTTTCGATTAGGCGGATTTCCGAATCCGCGTTTTGAGGTACTCGATCCGTTCCGTCGCGTGATACTTCCGATCGTGAGCGGAGTCCGGCGTCCCGTCGACCAGGACGATCCATTGCCAACGTCCGCCGCGCGAGACGTGCTCGCGATTGTTGCGTTCGATGACGCGTTCGTTCTCGTCCCATTCCTTTTCGATTGCGAAGACGGGGCGCGGGCAACGCGCCTCGAGCGCGCGCGCGTGCATGGTCGCGGCGCGTTTCGATCGGTACTCGTCGACGACGCGATTCTCGAGGAGGTCAACGACCTGATACGGCGCCGCGGTCCGATTTCCGATCCCGCTCCTCCGCTCGCGGACGACGTACCGCGGAATCGGCGCCGCGGGCGCCTCGACCGCGGGCGCGACGGGCGCCTCGAGCGCGGGCGCCTCGACCGCGCCGGAAACCCATAGCGAGGCGAGACGGAGGAGGACGGCGCGGACGGCGACGCGTTCGCGTTTCGCTTTCGCGTTCACGTCCGCCCACAATTGCGGCGGGATGAGGGCGAGGAGGTACTGTTTCGCGTCCTCCGGACGGACAGGGAACTCGCGCGATCGATGGTAGGTCTTTCGTTTCAATGCTGGTCCTTCGGGAAATCGGCGAGGACTCTCTGTCCCCGCGACCCTGTAATTGTCTCAAACATATATGAGTATTGCAAGGTCTGAAACTCCCGCCGCCGCAACGAGTTACGGGACGTGCACAACGCGTTTTAGGCCGAAAAGGGTAAGGGTTCGATTCCGCCGCATTGCATACAGATCCGCGGGACCGCCGGGAACGTCGCCGGGTTATGAACGATCGGACGTTGACATCGCGTGCACAGGACGACGCCGCCGCCCGCGGGCACGACGCCGCCGGGAAAGTCCTCGAGGCGCCGACAGATGATCACGTCCGGCGTTCCGGCAGGGACCTCGCGGAGTCGTCCCGCGTCGTCGCTCGCGTAATAGTGGCCCGCGTCCGTTCGCGTCCCGCGGAACGCCTCGTCGCGTCGCTGTCGCGCGCCGGATTCGTTACAGGCGAGGCGCCCGCAGGTTAGATGACCGTCGAGGGCGACGTCCCCGCAGAATACGCAACGCGGACGCGCGTCAGTCGACATCGGACCGCCGCTCGAATCGCGCGACCTGTCGCCGCTCGCGGAACGTAAGGGACCGACCGGCGTTTCGTTTTGAGATCGCGCGTTTCACGCGCCGCGGGAGGCGGCGGATCGCTTGGACGCGCGCGATCATCCGTTCGTGACCCGTCAACGCGGCGAGTTTCGATCGGTATCGCATCATCTCTCCGTGTAGCGGTCCGCCGAAAACCATCGTTTCCCAGAGGACCGGCGGTCCGTCGTCGAACGCATGATCCAGGGCGAGGAAGATCGTCGACACCTGGACGCCGCCGCGTCCTCGCGTGAGCGGTCGTTCCTCGACGCGTCCGCGGCGGTCGACGCGGGTCTGGAGGACGACGCGGGTATCGTGCGACGTCTCGAACCACGGCGCCCAGACCAGGACGTCGTCGACCTCGACGGGTTCTCCGGACTCGTCCAGAATGTAATAGTCCCGTCTCATCGGGCGATTTCCTCGACGTTGTCTTCGTCGCCGCCGCCCGCCTCGAGGCGCGTCGTAACGATGACGTCGCCGACAATGTAGTCGTCTAACGGGAGGTCGTTCTCGTACGCGATCGTCGTCGCGTCGACGTTGACCGGCAATGCGAGACGTTTCCCGTCCTCGTTCAAAAACATCACGCGTCCGTCGCGGAGGTAAAACGCCTCGATATATCCGGCGACGACGCCCTGGAGTTCCTCGAGACTGAAGACGCGTCCGGCGGCGGGGACGACCTCGAGGCGCGTTCCGTCCGTGTTGATCCGCGTCGCCATTACCGCGCCTCGAGAATAGGGCGCGGGCGCTCGAGTAGGCGTAGGATATGGCCCGCGCTCATTCCAAGATGCAGATATAACAAGGCGCGCGGCGTGCGATTCGCCCGATCCGTATTGGCGTAATAGGAATGAACCTTGTCGACGAATCCGTGCGGATCCTGTTCGTCCGCGATCCCTCTGAGCGCGGAGCGATCGTCGTCCGTCAATTGATTAAACTCGTCATCGTTCATCGCGCGCCCTCCTCGACGTTCGACACATACGCAACCGGAATCAGACACTCGTTGACCCGGACGAAGTTCGCGCGCGCGAGGATTTTTTCGCCCTCCTCGCGCGAATAGCGTCCCGCCTCCGCAAGCGCGATCGTGTAACCCATCCATCCAGGTCTCCACCACGCGTCATGTTCGATCGACCAGACGAGATAGAGATTCGCCATTACGACACCCGTCCCGCGGCGTCGATCCCATCGCGGCGGATGTCGGCGGCGACGCGCTCGAGGAGGTCCGGGAGTCGCGCGGTCGTTATCAGATCCGCTTGACAGGAGAACCCGCTCCCGACGTTCCCGTCGATCACGATGAGGAGGACGCCCGCCGCCCGCGTTTGCTCGCGGACCTCGGTACAGATCGCGTCGTACTTGCCGGGACCGATCATTTTCAATGTCCTTCCGTCGCGCGTTGGATGAGGGATTTCGACGCGCGTTCGAAGTCGTCCATGTTGCCGGGTTCGTAGACTTCGATCCCGGCGGCAACCGCGCGGACGTTCGCCGGGATCAATCGACCCTTCGGGACCGTTAGATAGAGCGGCTTATCGAGGAGAATCGCGAGCGCGAATTGCATCAACGCGACCGGGTCTTTTTCGTAGTTCTCTGAAAACAGGACGAGGACCATAAACGAATCTTTCATCGCGTGATAGTTCCGAAGCGCGGCGCGGACGAGACTCTCCATTTCGGCGTGTTGGGGATCGCGTGGACGTTTGCGTGTCATTGCGTTTGCCGTTTCATGAACTCCGCGATCGCGGTCAGCATGTCGGCGCGGTCCGCGCTCGACAGGTAGAACAGGGACCCGCCCGCGCCGTACTCGAATAGCATCAAGAGGAATCCCCATCCCGCCGGAAGTCCGTCCGCGATCCGCCCTCCGATGTCCTTGAGCGTCTTTTCCATCTCGAGCGGATCCGCGACCGTGTAATGGATGTCCGGCGGCGAGGGCGTGACGCGCCCGCCCGCCTCCCCGAACGCGCGACATTCCGCCTCGAACGATTCGAGCAACGCGATCCCGTCCGCCTCTGGGACGTCCGCGCCGCCGACATGGTCGAGGAGGACACGGAGGGTCACGTGTACGCCCGCGAAAAACGCCCGACGCGATTCGTTGACCTGGACATCGGACGCCGCGGGCGGGATCACGTGTTTCCGATACGACTCGAACAACTCCGCGACGGTCGTCAAGCGACCTCCTCCGGGTCGTACGCGCCCGGGAGAATCGGGTACGGGTCCAGGCCCGCCGCGCGACGGCGCGCGTTCCAGAGGTCCATACAGGACGGACAGACGGGTTCGCGCGACCCGGTCGGCGACGGACGTCCCGCGGCGTCGACGCGGATACTCGGCACGCGCTCCGGGTTATAGAAGAAATCCCGGCGACAGGCGATACAGGCGGAATAGACGAACAGGTATCCCATTACCGGCGCGTTTATCGCGGATAGCGTTTCGGCTCGCGACGTGGTCGATTCCAATACGGGCTTTTGCATTTCGGGCAGACCGCGGGCGTCACCGTCATTGCGCGCGACACCCAAATGTGCCGACAGCGTTCGCATTGCCACGCGTCGATCTTGATCTTTGCCACGCGCGAAAATCCTTGCACGCGAGGCTGTCCCTTGGAGTCACTCCGTCGCATTCAAACCACGTTACTATATTACTAATCGTCATATCATTCCTCGCCGCGGTCGAACGCGTTCGCGAACAGACCTCGCCGGTAATCCCGGGTCAAGTGAGAGATCGATCGAAACTTGTAATCCTGGAGCGCGGGAACGGTCGGCGGATCATTCGGGCGGACGTCGAACAACTCGAGGTCCTCTGCTGAAAATCCATCCGCGAATCCGTCCGGGAACAAGAGGAACACGCCGCGACGTCGATACGATCCCTCCGGCGCGTCCCGTTCCCAGTCCCGATCGTAAATCTCGACGACGATCGCGCGCGCGCCCGCGGGATTTTGATTACAGGATTTCCCGACGCGAACGAGATCGCCGACCCGGTACGTCAACCGATCGCAAACCTCACAACGTCCATTCGACATCCATTCCGTACATTCGTGCGTCGCTTTGTTCTCGATGTACAGGCGCCGCGCGCGATCGACGACCGCGGACCGTTGTTTCGAGGTCGTCGCGTATTTAAGGATCGAGCGATCTTTCCGTGGCAACTGTCGCCTCCTCCCCGGTTGAGCGACGGACGCCTCCAGTTCGTCACGACGCGACTATCCAATGGAGCAACGTCGGAAACAACACAAGCGACGCTCGCAGCATGCCGCCGCGCGTCTTATTTCCCGCTCCCGTTTTTGAGACTGGGCGTCTCCCGAAACATTCCAGTCGACGACGACGCGCGCGACTGGACCTCCTCTCGACGTTCTGGCGCAAGGTGCAATTGTTCGATCACGCGACGCGCGCCCTCTGTCGTACTTGACAGTAGATGCGACAAGACTTGACGTTTGATCTCTTGCTGGAATGCCGGATCCGCCGCCTCGAGGAGATCCGCGATTCCGCGGACGAGGTCGGACGGTTTCGCGGGCGCGGGTTCGTCTAATGGGGCGAGGAGTTGATCGACCGTCAACTCCGCGGCGGCGGCGATTTTCTGGAGACTGGTCCATCGCGGCGTCCGCGTTCCCGTCTCCATCATGGCGAGGCAACCGACCGACACGCCCGCGCGCCGCGCAAACTCGGCTTGGGTCATTGGTTGGAGTTTGTTGTTCCGGCTGACTTGATGGGTCAGCCGGTACGCGAGGACACGTCGTCCGGCTTGGACGAGGTCGAAGAAATCGGGACGTGGGTCAGTTGACGTAAACGCCTCCTCGACAGGCATTCCAACAACTAAAACGAAAACGACGGGACGGATCTATCACATAGACGCTTGACATTTGTCAAGACGGGCGGATAATCGGCGACGCGGTTATTAAGTATGAGTCTCCGCATTGCCCGCAAGATCGCGCGCCTCTCGCAACTTGAGTTAGCGAAACGCTCAGGCGTCGATAACACTCTCCTCTCTCGCATCGAACACGGCGATCGCGCGTTGACGTCGTTGCGATTCCCCTCTGTCGCCGCGATCGCGGACGCGCTCAATCTCGACCCGGCGGAACTCTTCGCGCTCGCGGCCATTCCGGATCCCGTTCGGATCCAAGGGACCGCGCGTCGCAACTCTCGCGCCATGCGGATCGCGCGCCCGCCGCGACGGACGCGCCGCCGACGATCGTCCGTGTGACTGACGCGATTTCATTCGGGAGGGAAAAATGTCCTTACCGATTCGTTCATTCGTCATCATCTCGACGCGGTACGTCGTTCCGCCGCGTCGGTTCCAGGAGACTCCGTACCTCGAGATCATTGCCGGACCGAATTACGACGACGACGCGCCGCGCGTAACACTCATTACGCGCGACGAAACTCTCGCCGATCGCGCAATCGCGCTCGAGGGATTCGACGAACGCGTCGTCCTGACCTGGAAAAAAACACAGGTCCGATCGCGCCCGCGTCTCGTCCTCGAGGCGATCGCATGAAATCGCCTGACGGGTATCGACACCGTCTCCCCGTCCGTATGGGAACCGCGGACGGTCCGCGGGGCAAACTATTCCACTGTCAATCGAAACAGTCGGGTCGCTGGTACTGGCGCGTCCGCCTCGAGTCCGGCGACTGGGTCTTTCCGGATCAACGCGGCGGGATCGTCGTCGACGGTCCAGGCGACGCGGTCAGTCCGCATTGCGCGGACTGCGACCTCCCATTCGTCACGCGCGCGGGATCCGGCGAACTGGTCTGTACCGCGTGTAACGACGCGATCTTCGGAACCGACCAGGACCGCGCCTCCGACCCGCCGCCCGCGCGACGCTGGAACGCCCGTCGTCGCTGGATTCCAGGAAAGGTCAACAAATGACACAACACGATCTCAACGACGCGAACGATCTCGACGACGCGCCCGCGGAATCCTCCGCGCTCGACCTCCGTCGACCGGGCGTCCCGGTCGACCTCAACGAACTGGCCGCATATAAGGGCGAGGCGCTCGACATCATCGACGCCCGGGCGACGATTCTCAAAACCGTACGCCGCGCGGCGATTTCCGCGACATCGCCGGAGGATTGGCTCCTCTTCAAGTCGCCGCCCGAACACGGCGGACAGGAGACCGCGTTCCTTCAGGACGTCGGCTGTCAACGCGTCCGCGATCTCTACGGAATCGAAATCTTCAAACCCTCGCGCCCGGAACGCGTGGGAACGAACGACCCGGCGGTCTTCCATTACCTCATGCATGGATCCGGACGCTGCAAACTGACGGGTCAAGTCGTCGAGGACGTCGAGGGCGGACGGAGTTCGACGGAGGATTTCTGTCGCGGGAAAGTGGGCGTCGAACTCGAACTCGCGGTCCGGAAAGCGGCGCGCGCGAATCTCAACGGATCCATTACGCGCGAACTCGCGGGACTGAAATCCGTTCCCGTCGACGAACTCCGCGACGTCTGGGCGGGCACGCGAAAAAAGATCGAGGCGTGTCGTCTGGGTCGCGGGTACGGGACGCGCGACGCGCGACTGGGCGGCGTGACCGCGGTCGACGCAAACGTCGACGCGCCCGTCTGTCGTCTCTGTAAAACCGCGATGTCGCTCAAAAAGGGATCGCGCGGGAACTTCTATTCGTGTCCGAACTGGAAATCACACGGCAAGGACGCGTATACCGTCGATTTCAACGACTGGATCGCGGAGGTCCAGAAACGCCCGCCCGCGCCCGCGTCCGCGGCGCCGCCCGCCGATAAAGGCACGCCGCCGCCCGTCGACGAGGTGTTCCGCGGCGAGAAATCCGCGCCCGCGGCGTCGACACGGCGCCCGCGCGACCGGGAACCGGGCGAGGACGGTTGATCATGGCGGCGCCGCTCCTCACGCGAGACGCGATCGTGGTCACACTCTCGAACTCCGAAGCATGGGAGGCGGTCTCATGCGGCGTCCGTCGACATCTCACCGCGATTCATGACAACCGACAGGATCGGAACGGCGCGGCGTCCTGTGACGAGGCGCAACGGTGGGGAATCGACGTCGAAGGCGCGGTCGGCGAACTGGTCCTCGCAAAACATTTCGGCGTCTATTGGAATCCAACAATCGGCGTCGTTGGGCGCGTGGATTTCCCTCCGGCGACACAAGTCCGGGTCGTCGATTCTCCGTCGAAGAAATTGATCATCCGCCGCGACGCGAACGACGAACACGTGTACGTCCTGGTCTGCGGGCAACGCCTCAAATACGAAATCGTCGGCTGGATTCTCGCGCGCAACGCAAAGGTCCCGGCGTATCTCGAGAATCCGCGCGGGTACGGCGCGAGCTATTTCGTCCCGCGCGAGGATCTCGAGGACATGTCGATCTTTCCGCTCGAGGCGATCGGACGATGACCGCCGCCGCCGCGATCGTGACCCGGATCGACGACGCCTGGCGCGCGTTCCTCGAGACGCGGACGGTCGTCCCCGCGCCGCATCCGTACGTCTACGCGTCCTCCTGGCGGGAGTGTCTCCGGCGGATGGTTTTCGATATGACGATCCCGGAACAACAACCGCGGTTCCCGGCGGACGCCCTCGCGCGATTCCGCCGCGGCGACGATCGCGAGCGCGACCTCCTCGCGGACCTCGCGGCGATCGGGCGGAACGCGACGCCGCCGTTCCGCCTCGTCGGACAACAACAACGATTCGCGGTCAACGATCGGAAAGGGCGGACGGTCATCGCGGGCAAAGTCGACGCCCGCGTCGAGGTCGACGGCGTCCAGGCGCCGCTCGAGATCAAGTCCTGGGCGGCGTGGACGGTCGACCGGATCGAACGGTTCGAGGACGTGTTCGCCTCGCCCTGGACGCAAGCGGGCGGGTATCAAATGCTCGCGTACCTGTACGGCGCGGGCGTCGAGTTCGGGTTCCTCTGTCTCGACCAGACCGCCGGGATCCCGAAACTCCTCGAGGTCGAACTCGAGCGACATCTCGATCGGATGGAGGAGTTTCTCGCGCGCGCCGCCCGCGCGGTCGATCATGTCGAGGCGGGAACGCTCCCGGACTACCTCGAGAACGACCCGGACGAATGTCTCCGCTGTCCGTACTTCGGGTCGGTCTGTAATCCGCCGCTCGCGGCGAACAAAACGATCGAGATCCTCCTGGATCCCGCGCTCGAGGCGGCGCTCGAGCGTCACGCCGCGATCCAGAAAATCGGGAAAGAGTTCGCGGACCTCGACGACGAAATCAAAACGCGCCTCCGCGGTCTCTCCCATGCGGCGATCGGACATTTCGAACTCCGCGGGTTCTGGGGAAAACAATCGCGCGTCGACCTCCCGCCGGACCTCAAGGCGCAGTACACGACGACGAATCCGCGCGGGCGATTCACGCTACAGATCATCAATCACGGAGAGAAACATGCCGATTCCGGAGGAATGGATCAAACCGGGACAGGACGCGCTCGAGGAACTGGCGACGCTCCTGTCGAAGCTGACGGACCTCGTCGACGATCTGCGGGAACTCGTCGAGGAACGCGGAAAACCTAACGCGAACGGGTAACGGTCCATGTGGGTACGCGTCGACGAAAAGTTCCCGGAACATCCGAAGGTCGTCGAGGCTGGACGACATCTCGGCATACACGGACGCGGGCGCGTCGTCGCGCTTTGGACGGTCGGGATCTGCTACTGCAACCGGAACGCGACGGACGGGTTTTTCGATCGAAAAACGGCTGAAAAGTGGACGCTTTTTGACAAGAAACCGATCGAGGTTTTGACAGTAATGTGTCGCGCGGACCTACTGAAACAGGTCGACGGCGGGTTCCAATTTCACGACTATTTCGATTACCAACCGTCCGCGGCTGAGATTAAAGCTAAACGACAGAAGGATAAGGAACGGAAGCGTCTCGAGCGCGACCGCGATCGGTCCGATGTCCCAGTCGGAGTCCGCGCGGACACGCCCGCCGCGTCCGAACGGACGTCCGCGCGGATTCCGACGCGCTCGCGCGCGCGCGATCCCGATCCGATCCGGAAGTACGTACAAGTTCACCGCGCGAAGCGCGCGGGATTTGCACAACCTGTGGAAAACCTTCGGGTCCTCAAGGCGGTCATTTGGCGCGAGACCCGCGCGGCGGTCCTCGAGGGCGAACGCGAGTTCCCCGACGTCCTGGAACGCGTGAAGGTCGTCGCGGCGCGCGCCGGTCTCGAGTACGGGACGCCTCGCGCCCTGGAGTTCCTCGCCGACCAGACGGACGTCGCGCTCACGCGATTACGGAGGCGGGTTGCATGATCGCGGCGAAACTCCTCCGGCGCGTGACGTTCGTCGTTCGCGGGATCGCGCAACCGAAGGGGAGCGCGCGCGCGTTCGTTCCGCGGACATGGGCGAACGAGGCGGTCCGTCGCGGCGTCGCGCCTCGCGCGGTCATCACAACCGACAATCCGGGCGGAAAACTCTGGGAACGACTGGTCGCGGTCCAAGCGCAACGCGCGGCGCGCGACGGGTTTTTCGTCGGCCCGGTTGTTGTGACCATCACAATTCGATTGCCGCGTCCCGTGTCACTAAAGCGCGCGATCCGGCATCACATGACGAAACCGGACCTCGACAAACTGGTCCGCGCGATCCTCGACGGACTGACGGGCGTCCTCTTCGACGACGACAAACAAGTCGTCGATCTCCATGCGCGCAAGTGTTACGCGGACACGGGGACGGCGCCCTCCGCGCGGATCACGGTCGAGACCGCGGCGCGCGTCGAGGACCTGGAACAACCGGACCTCCTCGCGGATGTGTCCCTCTTCGAAAGGACTGTCGAACATGGCGAAGAAAACCCGTCGACCCGCCCGCCGCGCGCCGGATCGGAAACCGAAACCCGTCCGGGACCGAACGCCGAAGATTCAACACGGCGGACCGCAACGTCTTCGTAACGCGTCGCTCCCGGGACTCGAGGATCACGCGATCCAACCGCTCGAGGAGGTCGCGGAGGACTACGCGGCGATCCGCGACACCCGGATGGAACTGACGCAACGCGAACACGCGTTGAAAGATCACACGCGCAAACTTATGAAGAAATACGGGAAAACGATCTATCGCCACAACGGAGTCGAGATCACGGTTACACCGGGCGAGGACGACGTCCGCGTCAAAGTCCGGAAACACGACGAGGACGACGCGGCGCCGCGCGCCGCCGCCGCGGACGACCAGGAGGAGACCGGCGGCGACGACGTCCAGGACGATCCCGACAGTTCGGTCGAGTTCGCGGATTCGCCGGATACGGGGGAATAACATGCCGATCCTCAACGGACGCGGAGACGTCCTCGCCGGAGTCGCCGGAGTTCAAGGGTCGCTGAACGGCGTCCCGTTTCCGTTCCAGACGTTCGGCGGCGGCGCGTGGCTGGACGACAATACGGTCCTCGTTTCGATTCCCGCGCCGCCGCCGCTCGAGGCGGTTCTTGCGATCTGGCATCCCGGCGACGCGGCGCCGACGATCCTTCCGGAGAACCGCGGCGCGAATGAGTTCGCCGCGGGCGGCGGACGCTACATCGCATGGTTGGCGGGGTACGGCTGTTTTGGATCGCTCGGACATCTCCCGGCGGCGGGCGTCGCCGGACGTCTGAGCGTCTCGCCGGACGGGACGATCGCGTACATCCCGGATCGCGGGTACGGATACGGACTCGCGATCGTGGACTCGGACGGTCTCGCGCATGAGGTCGCCGGGATCTACGCGGGATCCGAACAGACGATCCGCGCGGGCGTCGCGATCTGGAAACACGGCGCGTACGGGATTCCCGTTCCGGTTCCCGCCTGTCCGGACGCGCAAAACGTCCTGGTCGCGGACCTCGAGGACGAACGCTGGATCGTCTACTGGTCCGATCGCGTCGGATTTATCGCGCAAGTCGACGGCGCGGACGACGGATACATCCTCGGAACGACGCCGACGTTTTTCAATCATCACGTTCGCAACGTCGACGGCGAACTCCTGGTTACATGGTCCGTCACACAGGGCGAGGGACCGTCCGACGTCGTCCGATTCCTCGTCGATCGCACGGAACCGCGCGTCCGCCTCGAGGCGCCGCCCGTCGAACCGCCGATCGAACCGCCGATCGAACCGCCGCCGATTGATCCGCCGGTCGAACCGCCGGACGTCGAACCGCCGGAACCCGAACAACCGCCACAACAACCGGAGGTCCCTGCAATGCTGTACATCGAAACGAAGTTCGAGAAAACGAATCCCGCGCTCGAGGTCGAAAAGTTCGACATCATCAAAAACGCGGACGGGACGGAGAGTTACCGATCCGTCGCGCGCGCCTCGAGCGCGGACGCGAACGTCCAGAAAACGCCGATCTATTGCGTCACCGATCAAGGGAAAGACGAATGGCGGGAGAATCCCGGCGGCGCGTTCGAAAGTTTTCAACGCGTCGGACAGACCCTCGTCGCCGATCGGTTCTGGAACAACGTCCCGAACGCGTACATCCGGTTTTGCGTCGAGGCGAAATAATGGACACGATCCGCCGCCTCATGATGTCGGGCGGGTCGTCGACGACCTCGAGACCCGCGCCGGAGAAACGCGCGCCGCTCCCGCCGCTCCCGACCGGAATCAAGGTCTACTCGACGTTACCCTGGACGCCGCCGAAATCGCGGGACTACCTCCGCGCCGATTGTTGGGGGATTACGCTCGCGGGTCTCCCGTTCATTCCCGGCGGGTCGAGTAATCCGGTCGCGATGGAACGATTCCTCTCCTGGTTTTTCGATCGGTATCCGCGCGAGTTCCAGGAGAAATGGATCGACCAGAACTTCCGCAACGGGTACACGCACGTGTTTTTGTCGCCGCCCGACGAAATGGGACCCGTCGACAACGGACCGAACTCGCCGCCGGGATCCGGTCATTCGCTCGCGGAGGTCGTCGACAATCACGGACGACTGAAATCGACGGGACTCTATGTCGCGACGTTCCTCGCGTCGAAGTACTTCCAACCGCATGATATGGGCGTCCAGCAATACCAGGATTACGCGTTCCCGATCATGGACGCGTTGACATCCGCGGGCGTCGTCGACGAGTTCATTCCCGCATGGGAAATGGATCTCTTCAACGTCCCGGGGAAAACGACGGAGGACATTTGCAAGGCAGTCGGGAAACGCGCTCATGCGTCCGGTTGTTCGTGTTGGGTCCATTTCTCGCCGCATGTAACGTCCTGGTTCGCGGACGGCGATCCGGAAGGACGATTCGGATTCTGGAATCATCTCGGCGACGACGTCGACGGGATCGACTACCAGGGCGATCCGAATTGGCTCGCGGACGAATGGCAGGCGCGGATCGTCGATACGTTGTGGCAGTTCGGCGAATACGGGAACCGCTGGAAACTCCGCGCGTTCGAGCGCATGGCGTACCGCATGTTTGACAATCCGACGCCGACAGAGGACGACGCGAATCTCGACGGGTACCTCGGTTGTTGCACGTTCGACGACGTCAAACACACGGACGCGAAGGTCTGGGGATCCGGCGAGGGTCTCCGCGACCTCGAGGGAAATCCGGTTTAACGGGAGGGAAAGATCATGGCTCCATCGTATCGAATGATCGTCGTCGTCCTCGCGTTCGCTCTCTTCGCGGTCGCGGCGTACCTGTCGACGACGACCGCGGAGAAACTGACGCGCGCCGCGCTCGCCCTCGTCGTCCTCGCGTGGATGCTTCCATGAGCGACGGACCGATTCCGACCGACGTATTCTCGAGGACGTTGCGCGCGGTCCAGGATAATCCGGCGTCGCTTGGCGCGGATTCGACCGTACACGCGCGCGATTTCTACGGGAACGCGGAAACCTGGGTTATCGAAACGTACCGCGCCGACGACGCCCGCGTTACCGTGTTCGTCCAGTTCAACGCCGCGGACGGCGGTCGGCGGTACGTGATCCCGCCGGAAGTCACCGCGGCGATCTTCCGCCACAACGATCAACTCATTCGCCGCGTCCGTCGACGCGCCGCCCGCCGCGGCGTCGAGACGAAACGCGAACGCGGAATCGATCCCGCGGCGGCGGTCCGGAACCGCAAGCGGAAAAAATGACGACACTCGAGGCGCGGCGTTCCCGCATTGCGGAGATCGCCCGCAAGCGTCGACAATTTCAAGTGTTTCTGAATAACGGTCCGACAATGGGCGCGGATTACATCCCGACGCGCGACGAACTCGAATCATTCGTCGTCGAGGATCGTCTCGATACGTTGCGACAAGTTCGGAGCGGCGTCCCGTACGACGGACTGGGCGTCTACGTTGATCCGTATCGTTGGGTCCGTCCGATTTCGCCTCGTCGCGCGTTGCGTCCGAAAACCGCAAGGCATACAACGCCGATTCCGGTTTTCGTCGGCGGCGCGGGACGGCGAACTCCAGTATTCGTCGGCGCGGCGGCGGGACTGCCGTTCGGCGTTTGGGTCTACTGCGAATCGCTGGCCGTTTGGCATTTGGCAGTTGGGCGGCGCGGATTTTTTTTCTGGAACGTCGTCAATAGTCGCAAGGAGATCCGATCGTGACAACGCTCGAACTCGCCCGCGCGATCGCGACCGCGGTCCTCCGCGCCGGACCGCGGCGTCATCGTGACAGTACGCGCGACCGTCCGACACAAGCAGTCCTCGAGACGCTCGAGCGGCGCGGACGCTGGTTTATGCGTTACCGCGTCGACGAGGACGGCGCGATCGTCGGCGGAACGGAACAACCGATGGAACCCGCGGAACAACGGGTCGCGCCGCGTCGAGAGACTGGCGGACGCCGCAACGAACAACAACGCGGGCGCGACGACCAGGACGGACGCCGCCGCCGCTCGAGGAGGCAACGCTAATGCCGATCATGTTGGACGACGTCATCGCGCGCCATGTCGACGATCCGTCACGCCTCGCCGCGGCTGCGTACGTGACCGGATTCGCGGATGGACTGTCGGTCGCGCAGGAGGAACAACCGCTCGAGCGGATTCGCTGTATGGAATGCGGGAAAACCGTGTCGACGGCGGTTCCCGCGCCGACGATTGTTCGCGCGTACGTCATTTGTCCGGAATGCATCGAACAGAACTGGTAACGCCCGCCATGTCCGAACAACAACGGTTCCCGTTGTCCTGGCCCGCCGGTTGGCAACGAACGCCCGCGGCGTCGCGTCGATTCGCGCGATTCAACAAACGGCGCGCGCCGGAACCGGGCGCGTATCCCATGAAAGAGCGACTCACGGTCGGCGACGGACTCGCGCGTCTCCTCGACGAACTCCGGCGACTGGGCGCGCGCGACGTCGTCGTCTCGAGTAATCTCCGCCTCCGTCTCGACGGACTCCCGTACGCGGACGCGCCGAAACGTGTCGACGACCCGGGCGTCGCGGTGTATTTCCGTCTGGGCGGACAACCGCGCGTCCTCGCGTGCGACAAGTGGACCTCCGCGGCGGACAACCTCGCGGCGATCGCCGGTCATATCGAGGCGATCCGGGCGGTCGATCGGTACGGCGTCGGATCGCTCGAGCGCGCGTTCGCCGGATACGCCGCGCTCCCGGATAACACGGCGAAAGATTGGCGCGCGGCGTTCGGGTTCGAGGTCCATCAACCTGTGACCTGGAACGATGTCGAAAACGCGTTCCGCCTCGCCGCCCGCGACGCGCATCCGGATCGCGGCGGGAGTCACGATCAAATGGCGCGACTGTCGGAGGCGAAGGAATACGCGCGCCGGGAGTTGACCGTCCGATGACGGAGGAAACCGAAGAATGGATCTTGATCCTCGTCATCGTCCTTTGCGGATGCGTGTTTCTGTATGCCGTCTGGTGTTGTTCGTGACGGAAAGGAACCGTCCATGATGCGAGTCCGCGAAATCACGTTACCGGACCTCCGCCCGTACGCGCGAATCGGCGTCGCCTCGGAACTCGAGCGTCTCCGCGGCGAGATCACGCGCCTCGAGTTCATGCTCCGCGCCCTGGACGGCGGGTTTCCCGGCGCGACCATTGTCGAGAAACCGACATCGCCCGCGGTCGAGGAATCGCCGGTCGTCGCGCCGCCCGCCCGCCGATCGAAGTCCCGCCGCCGTCCCAAATGACGCCGCGGGAGGTCGGATACGTCGTTCGCGGATTGTTGACAACCGCCCTCCTGGTCGGCGTCATCATGGGATCGCGCGCCGCGCTCGTCGTCCTGCTGGTCGGTCTCGTCGTTCGGCTCGAGTTGCTGACGTACTCGACGCGGCGCGACGACGAGGACGGGACGACGAACTATCTTCGCGGGTACGCGGACGGGTCTGAGGTCAAGCGCGACCAGGAGATCGGGAGGTAAACGCGTCATCATGCCAACCGCGCCGCCTCGACTCTGTCCGCGCGGACACGTCGTCAACGGTCGAGGTCCCTGTCCGACCTGTGAAGGTGTCCGGGTCGGGCGCCGCCCGTCCGCGGACGCTCGAGGGTATGGCGCCCGTTGGACGCGCCTCCGGAATCGTCACGCGGCGGCGTTCCCGCTCTGTCTCGAGTGTTCCCGGCGCGGGATCGTCCGCCCTATGCGGGACGTCGACCATGTCCGCCCGTTCGACGGACCCGACGATCCCTTACGGTTCGACGCGTCGAACCTCCAGTCGTTATGCGGACGCTGTCATCGGGCGAAGACACGACGCGAACGACCTCGACGGCAGACCGGGGGGGACGTCGAATGATCGATCGGGGGACCCGGGGAAAC